TTCAGCATCTGCAAGAAGTCTGGCTTTCCGAATTTCTGCCTGCTGCTGTAATTCCTCTGCCGTATAAATGCGTTTAATCACTTTGCCGTCCTTAAACATCCAGTTCCCTGAAATGTCCGCCCGTCGGTTAGCAGTAATATCCGCCACTTCAACAACACTTAATCCATCCGGTCTGATAGCTGTCACATCCTTTTCCACATAGTGGATGATATTATCTTTGTCGTACGCTATTTTTATCGTGTCATCAGCAAAATACTTTTGTTCTTCGTACCAGTTCTTACCATCTTCTGAAAAAAACCAGACAACATCAAAGTCCTTTGTCAATTGATATTGTTCAACCGTTTTTGGATTACCCGCCGTAATATTTTTTAAATGCTGCATAAATTATACCTGCGCCACGTTATACCATGTCCCGTTAATGTATTTCTGCACCGGTCTGTAATATACGCCACCAATGTTATCGGCAGAGTTTGAGCCGGTATCCTGAACAATAATGCCGGTATATACGCAACCTGACGGAGCCTGATGCGTCCATGTAGTACCATTATTTGCTGGTTTATATGTAGATGCACCGCCCAGCCGCATGTCTCTCACATAACGTGAATCTGACTCAGTTTTGGTGTATGCACCAACATCTCCCGCTGAGGGTTTATGAGCAGTTGTATATAGTTGCGCCCATCCAGACCAGTTAGCATCTGTGGTATCTCGTCGGGAACGAATATATGCCGGAGCATGAGCACCGCTGGTTCCACTCCAGCCAATAAGTAACTCACCCTCTCCTACTGCGGTTACGCCAGTGAGATGAAGCACATTACCATAGGCTGTTGGGTAGCCATTGTTGTATGCCTCATACATCTGAATACCTGGTGTCCCCTTTACGCTCCCACCTAATGCATTAACACGGTTTCTGGATACCAGTGTATTAATATTTATATCGGCAGAGCCATCAAATCTGACACCATTAATATTTCTTGCGTTCGCTAACTTCGTTGCTGTTGCAGCATTTCCTGAAAGGCTGGAAATAAATGGATGTGAACAGTAATAACCACGTCCATTTTTAAAATCCAGAATAGCCTGTGCGTTCGTGCTTTCTGTAGCGGGATTAGTTGCCCCCCACTTATATGTCGTTTGACCGACGACATAATCCTCTGTCGGAACAATAACCGTTAGCCCTTCCTCTGCAAGAATTTGTACAGGGAAAGCTCTGGCTTCAACATAAAAAACACTACATACATCATCATCTTTCAGGCTTGTAACAATGGAATGGATTGAACGCTCATTAGTCTGATACGTCCAGAAATAACCTGCCGCATATGAACCACGATCAGTCCAGCCTCCGGGCATAACCATGCCATTAAACTCGCAGTTATTCATTACATAATCGCCGTTATAACAACCAGTGGAAATAACAACGCGGGATGCCATTTCTCCTGAAAGGCTGGCAGCACGGCGAAAGATAACGGGGTACCACTTCCCGGCAACGACATTTGCAGGGGCTGCAAACGAATACTTTCGCATTCCCTTTTTCTTATCCACTTCACCTTTGCTGTAAACATTAATGTTACTCAGGAAGCGTTCTTTATCAGGGATATCCGCACCGTTCTGATCTTTCTGAAGACGTTTTTCAGCATTGTCATAGGCAGACTTCACCGCCTTTGGCGTTGCAGCCTGCGTTTCAGAATCACTGTTGGTGGCGCTACTGAGCTGGACAAGACCTTTTCGCGCCGTGGTGGCATCCTGTGCAGTGTATTTCCCGTTAGCAAGGTCATATGCTGTCTTAACCGCCTTTGGCGTTGCCGCAAGCGTTTCAGAATCGCTGTTGGTGGCGCTACTGAGCTGAACAAGGCCTTTTCGCGCTGTTGTGGCATCCTGTGCAGTGTATTTCCCGTTAGCAAGGTCATATGCTGCCTTTACCGCTTTCGGCGTTGCGGCGAGCGTTTCAGACGTGCTGTTAGTCGCACTACTGAGCTGAACAAGGCCTTTTCGCGCGGTGGTAGCGTCCTGTGCGGTATATTTCCCGTTAGCAAGGTCATATGCGGCCTTAACCGCCTTTGGCGTTGCAGCCAGTGTTTCAGACGTGCTGTTGGTCGCACTGCTTAACTGAGTAAAACCTTTTGCGGTCAGCGAGGCGTCAGGGTGACGTCGTGACTGTTCATGTTCTGCAATTTTGTCATCAACGTAATCCTGCGTTGCCATCACCGTTGTGGTGTCAATGGTCAGCTCCACTGAGGCCACACTGCTGACGATGATGACCATGCGGCAGGTCTGCGAACGCCCTGAGCCTTCGGCAAGGGCTGGCTTATAACTTTCGGCCATGTTCGCCACGGCAATTAACGTTCCAGCATCATCGTACAGGCCAAGCTCACGCATCCAGAAACCGCCCACCTCCGGCGGAATAACCAGCTCTGCGATAATATAATTACTGTTTCGTTTGTCCTGACTGATTTTGTTCAGCGCATGTCGCCAGACTTCGTGGATAAGCCCGGTCTGTCCGGCATCCGGGACAGGCAATTTACCACCGCCATCCCCGACGGCCATCGTGGTAATGTTGACCTTCCGCCCTCCCGGCGCGGTTGCCGCTGCCAGCTTTGCTGCACCGGCAGTAGTGATAACGGTTTTGAATTTTGTGCTCATTATTCCTCACTTATCCGGGGTAAACCGTAATTACATCGCCGTCGTAAGCCACACCACCGGCGAACAGATAGCCGGGAATGTCCCGGGTAATGTTCAGACCAATAAGGTGACGGCTTGCAGGTTTGGCATCAGCAATCAGCCGTTCCATTTCCTGATACATTGCCTCTGTGATACCGCTTTCCAGTACACCAATATCGAGCCGGAAGGTGCCGGGCGGGTCACTGTTTTCCCACCACTCCGTCACGTTGATGAGATAGCCGAGCGGCTCCACCACACGTCGGATTGCACCTATCGTGCCCTTATGACAGTGGATGAAATAGGCATCGCGGATAACGGCGCGTTTTGTCGCTTCCGGCCACTTTTCATCCCACCTGTCGACCGAAAACGCCCACGCCAGCCACGGCAGCAGATTTGGCGGGCAGGTGTCCGGGTTCCACAGCTCACGAATACTGACCGGCGTTTTTTCAATTTCCGCACAGGCTTTCGCGGCAGCGACTTCAAGCGGTGATGAGCCGGTCGGCAGCAGGCGCGAATCACTCATCCGAGCCTCCGGTCACGACGCGGTATTCGGTGCAGAAAGACGCCTGCGTACTGTTGAGCACGATGTCGGCCAGTGGTGCAGCCAGTTCGACACGCTGCACGCCTTCCACATGCAAGGCGGCATAAATGGCAGACAGACGGATGTCGCGCCCCAGCCGGTGCTGTGCCGTGATGTACGCTTCCAGTTTTTTCACGGCGGCAGCGCGAATGGGTTCGCTTTCGGGGCCAGGGTAAAGGTAAAGCGTGGCATTTATCTGGTATTCAACGATGGCGGCAGACTGCACGGTCACACGGTCGGCCACCGGTCTGACGTCCTCGCCATTCAGGGCGTTGCGCACCACAGCCAGCAGGTCTTCAGATGCCACACCGTTATTTTCACGTGACAGCACAGAGATGGTGACACAGGCCGGAGACGGACTGGTGACAGAGATATCCGCGACACGCCCGTCGGCACTGCGACCATGATACTGATAGGCTCCCACCGACCCGGCGACGCTTAAGCCTTCAAACGCCTGCTGAATACGCAGACGATAATCGGTGTCAGACTCCATCACTGCCGGTGTCGGCGGGATAGTCGAATCATCTGCCGGGGTGATAGTCAGGCGCGTGGTGTTGTAATTGGCACCAATCACATCAAGGTCATTACCGGCTGCCCAGGCCAGCATCACCGCCCGTGCAGCCTCATTCACACGCTGACGCCAGATAAGCTCGCGATACGCATTTTCCTCCAGCAGTTTGACGAGAGGCTCGGATTCCAGCGTCAGGGTACGGGCGACCGCCTCCTGCTGATCTTCCGGGTAAAGGGAAATCAGTGTCGCCTTGCGTTCAGCGAGAATGCTTTCAAAGTCCAGCTCCTCGACCACATCCGGTGCGGGTAGCTGGTTCAGGTCGATAATCGGCATGGTTTCAACTCACAGGGATGGTTAACGAAAGTGGCTGGCCGGTGTCGTTGTGCTGGCCGGTTAACGTGACCGTCATTCGCCCGTCAAAACTGCGCTCAGTGGTGACGGATGACAGGGTGACGCGGGGTTCCCATTTCAGCACCGCCATGTAACAGGCGACCTTAATCTGCAACTCAAGCGCCGGGGTCTGCGGCTGGTCAATCATTGACGCCAGCAACGAGCCGTAATCACGACGCATCACCCGTGAGCCGACTGGTGTGCGCAGGATATCGCCGATACTCTGGCTGATATGCTCGAGGTCAGTGACCGTCAGGCCATCACTGCGATTCATTCCGAGATAACGCGCTGTCATAGAGGACTCCCGGTTGTGCCGCCGCTGTCGCCGGGGTGTTTATGGGTATGCAGTACCTTACCGTTTGATGAGAGTTCACCGCCGGTGTGTTCAATGTTGCCGCGCATCGTCCCGCCCTTCTGCACTTCCAGCGTGCCGATAATCAGCCTGTTGGTGCAAACCACCTCCGGTGTGTCCAGGGTGACGCGGGTTGATGCTTTCACCATGACCACCGGCACCGTGGCAGTAACAGAATCAGAAGCCGTCACGCTGGCCGTTTTAATTCCGCTTACCGTGAGTGCACTGGTTTCGGGTTCATATTCAATCACCGCCCCGTCAGGGAAACGGATATGCAGGGCATCAGACGACGCAGACGGCGCGGGGTTATCGCCGGAATAAATCCCCGGCAGAACGAACGCCGTGTCAAGTTCACCGCCCACGGCCAGAATCAGCACCTGCTCCCCCACGGAAGGTGCCCACCATGTGCGCGAACGCCCGGCACGATGTGTCAGCCACTGAAGCCAGTCGGTGCACATGCCGCCGGTCTGCACACGGCAGCGACCGGCTTTAAGGTTGGTTTCGACGACAAGGCCGGTGCGGATCATGTTGCGCAGTGCGCGCGCGAGTTCCTGGATATTTGCGAGAGTGTTCATAACGGGAAGGATGCCGCCGGGTCATACCGGCGGCAATGTAACGATGAGGTGTCGGGAATGGCACAACTAACGGTCGAGGTGAGCCAGGATAATCTCTTCAATCATCTGCACATCCTCACCGGTAAAGCCGAGCAGAGGACGCGCCGGATAATCAATTTTCTTACCGTCTTTCCGGGTTTCTTCCGACAGACCGAACTGATGCACACTGGCTATTTTCGGTGACTTCCCGCCGTAAAACTCCATTGATGCCTGTTCAGGGCTGGCGCGGATATGCAAAAAACGACTGGTGATAAGTTTCGCAAACATTTTTCGCTTAACGCGACCGGTCTTTTTTCTGGCGCTCTGCTGCTGGCGTGGTGCGTAGGG